CTGCAACCTCTTATTATACGTACCTATAACATCTTATCACGCGCCAATAAGTTCCCGGTTGCGCCAGAGTTTATGCGTAATATGGATTTGGATATTGAGTACGTATCACCGTTGGCCAAAGCACAACGCCAGGTAGACGTAACAAGTATGACACAACTGCTTGAGTTGCTAGGTCCAGTAGGACAGATAGAGCCCACAGTCTTTGATTATATAGATTTTGATGGTGTTACTCAGCATCTTATTAAGATCTTAGGTATCCCAGCAACGGCAGTAGCTGGTGAGCAACAGATACAAAACAAACGTCAAGAACGTGCGGCACAACAGCAACAGATGATGGAGCAACAACAACTGGCAGAACAAGCACAAGCTGTTGGTAATGCAGCTCCAATGGTAGCGGCGATAAATAAATGAAATCAATAATGGAACTAAAGGAAGCATTTAAGAGTGCTTTCGCCACAAAAGACGGACAGATAGTTATGGAGGATATGGAGCTCCGCTTTCATATAAAAACTCCGACATTTGTTCCAGACTCGAACGAAGCAGCATACAAAGAGGGCCAACGCTCTGTAGTGCTGTTTATTCACAATATGTTGGCAGATCATAAAGAGAGAGAGGACATAGTAAGCGATGAATGAAGAAGTACAACAGGTAGCGGAGTCGGAAACGGCAACTCCGTCTGAGAGCACTTTTGATTGGAAGAGCGCAATCCCAGAAGAAGTAAAAGGCAACAAAGTCTTTGATAACCACAAAGATCTAGGGTCGTTGTTAAAATCCCATGCCCATCAGCAAGCAATGATTGGTGCAGAAAAAATTCCCTTGCCTGGCAGTAATGCCACAGAAGAGCACTGGAATGAGGTGTATACACGTTTAGGAAAGCCGTCAGACGTTGAGGGCTATAAATTAGATGTAACTATGCCAGAGGGACAACAAGCCGATGAGGGACTCTTAAATTGGTTCAAACAAACATCTCTAAAGGCTGGATTAAATAACAGCCAAGCACAGGCGATGTTAAATGAATATCAGAAAGTTGCCCAATCACAGGGTCAGGTAGACTCTGGTAAGATGGAGCAAATAAAAACAGAAGGCATTGAAACACTGCAACGCGAATACGGTGCGGCATTTGATGACAAAGTAAAGATAGGCAACGCAGCTATAACACAGTTCCAAGCAACGGATCTGACACAACTGCAATTATCCGACGGACGTATGCTGGGCGATCATCCAGATTTCGTTCGCGCTTTTGTTGGTGTAGGTGATTTTATACGCGGCAAGATTGGTGAGGATAGTTTGGAGGGCGTCAAGACAACAAACGCTATGACTCCAGCTATTGCTCAACAAAAGATTAACGAGATAAAGCGACAAGGTGGGCCATTCTGGAATAGTAAAGATCCAGAGCACTCATGGGCAGTAGCCGAAGCCTTGCGTTTACAGGAATTTATTACGCCTGACGAATAACCGACAAGCATCTGCCCGGTTAGAACTAGGTATAATAAACAAATTTGGATAGCCAGTAATGGTCCAAGGGGTGCAGACCCAATACTTTTTTCGTCTAACACAATGTTAGGTAGCGATCCTTAATCCTTAATTTAAACTTTTATAACGGAGGTACTTATGAGTACACAGATTACTACAGCTTTCGTTCAACAGTTTAGCAACAATATAACCATGCTATCACAGCAAAGTGGTTCTCGACTAAGGAGTGCAGTTTCGGAAGAAAGTGTCACTGGAGAAAAGGCTTTCTTTGATCAGGTTTCTAGTGTTGCGGCTGTTAAGCGAACTTCTCGCCACGGTGATACACCAATTCTTGAAACTCCTCACAGCAGACGTCAGGTTGTGATGGAAACAATTGAATGGGCTGACCTCATTGATGATCCTGATAAGGTCGCAATGTTGGCTGATCCAACTAACGTTTACGCTCGAACTGCGGCAAACGCTATGGGTCGTGCGATGGATGACGAAATCATCGCGGCAGCTACTGGCACAGCAAAAACAGGGAAGTCAGGTGCAACATCAACATCTATGCTTTCTGCTAATACAATCGCGCATGGTTCAGCTGATCTGACCATTGCAAAGTTGTTACAGGCAAAGAAAGCTATGGATTTGCTTGATGTTGATCCAAGCATCCCACGTTACATTGCTGTAGGGCCAAACCAGATTGAATCTTTGTTGGGTACAACACAAGTAACCAGCAGCGATTTCAACACCGTGAAAGCTCTAAGTAACGGCCAAATTGATTCCTTTCTCGGCTTTCAATTTATCTTAACAAACAGACTGGCAAAATCCGGCAATATCAGAACGTGCTTTGCATGGGCTGAAGACGGCATCAAGCTCGCTGTTGGTAAAGATGTAATGGCTAGAATTGATGAGCGTTCCGATAAATCATACTCAACACAAGTGTACTACTGTGCAACCTTTGGTGCGACGCGCATGGAAGAAGAAAAAGTAGTAGCCATTAATTGTGATGAGTCAGCGTAAGGGAGATTGAAATATGGCAACAGTTTACTCAGACGTTGAAACCCAACTAACTCAGAACACCCCAAGAGAGCACGTTAAAACGAACGAACTTGGCGGCGAAGTAAGAGTTGCGCGGGCTACCTATGAAGCATCATCATTAGCTTCTGGCGATGTAATCAATATGTTTACCTTGCCGGACACTGCAAGAATTCTACAAGGAAGTCTTGCTCACGATGCTATGGGGTCATCAACGACTTTATCCGTCGGCTTTGCAGCACACAAAACGAAAGCTGGTGCGGATGTTAGTGCATCTGCGGCGGCTTACAAAGCGGCTGCAGCATCTACATCTGCTCAGATTGTTGATGTGGCAAATACTCTTGCTCTTCTTAATGGAGAGGAAGTGGATGCCGACAATAACGGCAAGACAGTTACAGTAACAATGGGCGGTGCTTCTGGCACTGGTACAGTTGCTTTAACTATGTTGTACGTCACAGTGTAAGCAGAGAGGGGGGAGCAATCCCCCCTTTTTTTACTAAGGATAAGTCATGCCCTCTTCAGTCGATCTATGTAATTCAGCTCTCAATATGATTGGTGCGTCAAACATCACCTCGTTTACTGAGGACAGTAAAGCGGCGCGATTGTGCAACCAGCGTTATGATTTCATACGTGATAAGGTTTTTCGGTCACATAACTGGAACTGCTTACTCACAAGAGTAGTCCTAACGCCAGACGGAACAGCACCGTCGTTTGAGTTTGCAAACCAATTCACCCTTCCTACAGATCCCTTTTGTCTAAGACCTATGAACTTAGATGCGTCTAGCATTGTTTATAATGTTGAAGGACGCAAGATACTGACCGACGAAAGCACAATAAATCTCATTTATGTTGCGCGTATTCTTGACGTCAACACGTATGACGTTGCTCTTATGGAAACAATATCAATAGCTCTAGCCGCAGACTTTGCGTATCCGTTGACTAACTCTGTATCTTTAGGCCAAGCCATGCAGCAGAAGTACGACAAGATGGTAAGTGAAGCACGGTTCTTAGATGCAATAGAAGGTGCAACGGCAAACAATTCTACAGTTACTGACAGAATGACACTCGAAGCAAATGAGTTTATAAACGCGAGGATTTAATGGTAAAGGCGTCACCAGCATTTACAAACTTTACTGCGGGTCAGTTATCAGACAGATTGGATGGACGCACAGATATTGCTAAGTATGCAAACGGATGTAAGAAACTACAGAACTTTCTTATCCATGCTCATGGTGGTGCAACACGACGCCCTGGCACTGAATTTATTTCTGAGGTCAAAAACAGTGCAAACGCTACACGGCTTATACCTTTTGAATTCAATGTAGAGCAAGCCTATGTACTAGAGTTTGGTAATCTCTACTTTCGCATCTATAGAAATGGCGGGCAAATCGTCAGCAGTGGCTCAGCAGTTGAGGTTACAACAACGTATACGTCAGCGCAGTTAAGCGAACTGAAGTTCACACAATCTGCTGATGTTATGTATGTCGTACATCCATCGCACCCAGTTCGCAAGATATCGAGGACAGGGCATACGGCATGGACTATAGCAGATGTTGATTTTCGTCGTGGCCCAATGCTTGATCAAAACACAACGGCCACAACGTTTACGGCTAGTGCTAGGACAGGATCTGTAACCATTACAGCATCAACAAATACTTTTGCGTCTACAGATGTTGGACGACTAGTAAAATTTTACGACGGCTTTGCTAAGATTACGGCATTTACTAATGCCACAACAGTAACGGCAGCCGTGCAAGAAAATGAGGATTTACGCACAGAGTTAATGCCAAGCTATACGGCAACGACCATCAAGTTCCATGAAGGTGATCCAAGTTCTACAGGATTAGAGCACAACGATAGAATAACAGATAGTGATGCCAACTTTGTCTTAGAAGGATTTAAAGTAGGGCAGACAGTTACAATCAGTGGAGCAAGCAACGGTGGCAATAATCAGACAGGCTTGGTTATTGTTCAAGTAACATCGGATACCATTTTGTTTGCGCCTAGTAATGATCTCGTAAATGAGAATGCTGGGCAATCCATAACTATGACAGGGAATTTAGGTGCGACTGCTGATTGGTCTTTGGGTGCGTTTTCGGATACTACAGGACATCCGGCTTGTATTACATTTTTTGAGCAACGGCTTGTTTTGGCAAACACGGCAACGCAACCACAGACCATCTTTTTCTCTGTAAGTGGTGACTTTGAAGATTACAATGCTGGAACACTCGATACATCATCTCTTATCTATACTATAGGGTCAAACCAAGTTAATGTTATACGTTATCTGACAGCATCACGCGCACTGCTTGTTGGAACGTCTGGCGGTGAATTTGTTGTTAGGGCATCAAGTGATGAACCTATCTCACCAACTAATACACAGATCTTACGGCAAGCCAGCTATGGATCAGCTAACATACAACCAGTAGGCGTTGCTAATGTTGTGTTATTTGTGCAACGTGCCAAAAGAAAACTAAGAGAGCTTGTATATAGCTTTGGTTCAGACAGTTACTTTGCGCCTGACCTAACCATTCTATCTGAAAATATTACAGAGGGATTGATCAAAGAGATAGCGTTACAGCAAGAACCAGACAACATCGTGTGGTGTGTACTAGAGAATGGCAAGCTAGTCGGTATGACGTATAGACGCGAAGAAGAAGTTGTGGCGTGGCATGATCACGAAATGGGTGGCACATTTACAGATGGTGGTACGACATATGGGTATGGTTTTGTCGAGAGTCTGGCAACTATACCATCATCAACACGTACAGAAGATGAAGTGTATGTCGTTGTTGCAAGAACAATAAACGGTGGCACAAAGCGATATGTCGAAAGACTAAAACCAATAGACTTTGGGACAGACGTACAGGACGCCTTTTTTGTAGATAGTGGCTTAACGTATAGTGGCAGTGCAGCGACAACCATATCTGGCCTAGATCATCTTGAGGGTCAGACAGTCAAGATCTTAGGTAATGGCGCAACGCATACTGATAAAACTGTGAGCAGTGGGTCTATTACGCTTGATAGAGCTGTAACAAAAGCACATATAGGACTGTCGTATAATAGCGTATTGCAGACAATGCGTATAGATGCTGGAGGTGCACAAGGTACATCACAAGGTAAGATCAAGCGTGTAAACGATGTTACAGTCCGTGTGTATAGAAGTTTAGGGTTGCGTGTCGGAAGCAGTGAATCGCAGACAGACCTTATACCTTTTAGAACATCAGCAAGTCCTATGGATAAGCCAGTAACTATGTTTACCGGGGACAAGGAAGTTGAGTTTGATGGGGGCTACGAAACAGATGGCCATGTCGTTGTATCACAGGCACAGGCATTACCATTAACTGTTCTAGCTCTCTATCCTCGACTGACGACGTTTGACGAATAATGTATATAGTACCGTTTCATCCAGATCATTTAGGCGAAGCATTATACCAAGGAGCGAGCTACGGCACACTGCAAGATCAAAATGCTTTCTTGGATTTTACTAATAGAAACAACGGTGGCTCTATAGCGTTTACTGCCTACAGTAATAATACAATCTTAGGGATGGGTGGCTTCATAGAGTTATACCCACACCTGGCAGAAGCGTGGGTAATCGTACTGACTAACAATAATTTTAGTGCATTAAAGATGGCACGTAACATATTGAAACTATTCAATAAAGTAGCTGACGACTATCCTAAATGGGAGCGCATACAAGCAGCCGTGCAGTGTGATTTCCACAAGGGAATTCGTCTTGTTGAGTTCTTAGGTTTCGAAAACGAAGGGTTAATGAAAAAGTTTGGCCCAGACAAAAGTGATTATTACAGATACGCGATGGTGAGAAATGGACCCAATTAAGATAGCATTGAGTGTAGCATCAACGGCGGCAACGGCAATGAGTGCCGTAGCACAGGGTAACGCAGAAGCTGCAGCATTTGAATACAACTCACAAATAAACGAACGCAACGCCATAGCTGCCGACGCTGCAAGTGAGCAGTTGTATCACACAGAAAAACTAAAAATAGAAAAGTTTAAGGAAGACTTTGAAAGGCTAGAAGCGGCAACAACGCAAGGATTTCGATATAATGGGTGGGTTGCAGAGGGCGGCACACCGTTACTTGTAGCCTTGGCAAATGCGTCGGAAGCCGATGACGAAATAGCAATACGTGATTTTAATGCGCGAGTTGGAAAGCAAGAGCTTGAAGAAGAGGGTGTGCAACAGCGTATGAGTGCCGAACTCAATAGAATGTATGCCGATCAATCACGAACGGCGGGTATGATGAAAGCCGGACAGTCCCTGTTGTCTGGTGCGTCAGATATGTATTCAATCTTTAAAGGTTACTAATGAAAGTCCCTACATACCAAGCACAATCGCAACAAACACCAAAAACAGGTGCGGGAACATTCAGCGTTGCGGCAAGTCCTACCAACATATCTAGGGGTCTTGCAGCACAGGGCGATCTATTCGCGCAGTTACAAGGCACAAGTCTTAAGTTTCTAGAAACTGAAACGAGAGTACAACGCGCTACAGAGTTGAGCCAAGCAGAGAACGCATTCGACTTTCAAATGCAGAGCGTAACTATGAAAGCTCTAGAAGATACAAATCCTAACTCTATGTTATCGAACTGGAATACTAGCACTACAGATCTTTATAATAACATTGCTCTCAACATAAATGATCCAGTAGTCAAACGACAGTTCATAGCAAAAGCACAGAATAGCATTCTGGCAAAGCGGTTATCTGTACTTAAGACTGCCAGGGCAAGACGCATTGAGAACGCTAAAGCAGAAAAAGATATAGAAATCTATAGGCTCAAAAAGACAATAGCCACAGGTAATGCAACAGAGAGAGAAGCGGCAAAGGTTGCGTTGTTTGGTCGTGAAAAAGGTATTGATAATTTTACTGGTGATACGTTACCAAGAGTTCCTAGCATATACGAAAGAATGGCAAATGCTGGGTTAATTTCTGCAACAGAAAAAGTAACGGCAGAGCTCGACGCCAAAGGCGATATACAAAACATGGAGATTAGCCAAGATATGACGGCGGCTAGAGTATCCGGCAATCCACTACACGCACAAGCAATTATTGATAATCTACAAGATCCATCAAACTATCCAGATCTTTTTGGTGAGGAACGTGATCAGTTAATTAAGGACGCTATAGCGTTACGCGATGCTCAGACTACGGATCTGGTAGCGCAAGAAAAAGCAAAGATAGCGTTAGACAATGCAAAGGCAACCAAGAAAAAAGAAGAAACGTTTGATGATTTTATATTGCGTATAGATCAAAGCAAACTGCAAGCCAATCGAGCAGAGGGTATTACGCCACCCACACTATCAGAGATAGAAAAATCATATCAAGACGGTAACCTTAAGTATGAGCGTTACAAAATACTCAAAGACAAAATAGAAACAGGAGATCTAGAAAGCTCTAACTCAGTTATGGTGCAAGAGTTTGTCAACAAGATAGATCTAGCTGGGTCAGATGCAGAGTTAGAGGGTATAAGAGGAGAGATTGATGCGGCAGCAGAGATGCTTGACTCTGGCACAATGACTACACTCAAAACACGTATCAAAGAGCGTAAAGGCAATACACCACGTAGTATTGAAATAGTAAAAGCAAAAACTGATTTAAGGGCAGTTCTTGGCGTCAGTGGTGGTATCGACAACGAAGAGAGGGCGATTTTACGTCTAGCTGCAATGGACGCACTAAACACCTACGATGATTTAGTTGCAAAAGGTGGCGATCCAAGAGCAATAGCCAATTACCTTGCTCAAGGCTACTACAGCAATTTAACGTTTGCTGATGATTTCCCAAACTTGGCACTTGCACCGTCAATCATGGAAAGAGCAATGGATATGATGGGCAATAAAAATACGTTGTCACCTAGCGAAGTCAACCAGCTTAATCAGATGATTACAGTAGATGAACGATTAACGCCCAACATGAAAGCAGAAGAACGACGCACGTTGAAGCTGTACGTCGAGCATCTTAACCGCTTAGACCTACTAGATAGAATGAGAGAATAATGGAAGAATTCAACGACCAGAAAGATTACTTGCAACGTGTTGGAG